AGCCGCTTACTCCTGCTCTTGCTAATCTTGGATCTTTCTTTTTTGCCATCAGAAATCACTCATTATAATTTCATCGACGGCTTCTTGAACTTCATCTTGTGTAGCTTCAAGTTCCATCATAATATTAGCTTGGAATCTTTCTACCTCTTCCCCATCATTAAATACAATGACTGTTGGAACTACAACAATCTTATGTTCTTTTTGTAGTGCTGGCTCAGCAGCTATATCTACTCTCTTGCCTTCACAGTCGGTCAACTTGTCAATCCAATCTACACTATTAGCAGAGTTAAAGCTTGCGTTAAACTCAACAACACATACCCCCGAATCTGGTATATTCATACCAAGAGATATAAATGCGAACAAACATATGTAGATTAAATTCTTCACTGCAGTTTATCTATTTTTTCTTCGATGCGGTCAAGATCTTCTTTGAGCTCTGATACATCTTCTTGCGTCGTCATAATAGTCTGTCTTACTAACTGGTCCTTCATATCAAACTCCATACGTGTAATCTCTGGATCTGCTGGCTCTGGTAATTCTTTAGCTAAAGCTATATCAGCCTGTAAAGTAAAGTACATGCCTATTAAGGCTGCAAGCCCAGCTGCACCCATCCCTATTGTTTTTAGGTCTAATGTTACTTTAGTATCCTCTCCAATTTGTTTAGCCATTACAGTATTACATAGTTTAGTCCGACAGAAAAGTCATGCCATTCTCGATTCCAATACCTATTGTATTTACCTTCTAAGAATACACCAAGACTTTTATTTAATCTCCAGCCAAAGATAAGACCTAATCCATAATCAGTCCATTGACCTCCTTCGGTAGTCTGAAAGTATGAATACTCATCTTCAGTTTTAAGATGATATGGCATTACACTAGCCCAGCTGTGTAGCCAAAAATCTTTAGAGTATTTGTAGTAATCATATCCTAACACTAAAGAGTAGTTCCATACGCTTGGCAACTCACTTCTTTTTTTAGATACGTAGTCATTAATAACTTGTGGTATAACAATCTGTTCCCAAACATCAACACTGTTTGCTACAAGCGTTCCATCTGGTTGGAAGTATTCTCCTGCTTGCACATCAACTGTATATCCCTCTTGTATAGCTAAGCTTGTATAATGTATATTGTTGTTTGACAACACCCACTCTTCTAGAGGATCATAACCGTAAGGCTCTGATATACGTTGAGCTACACCTATGTTAAAACTAAGGCGATCATTTGCATGAAGTCTAAATCTTTGAGATCCCTCAAAGTATTCTACATCAGCAAAACCATCTTGCAGGTACTCAACCTTGGCTATCCAGTTTTTAGCTACATAACGTAAAAAGTAGTCTTGATCTAAAAAGTTTCTACCTTGTTGTCTGCGCCAGTCAGCCTCAAACAAGAACTCAAAACCTTTTACTTTACCGATGTTTGCTGCATCGCTGTAAGATTTTTCTGTACCATCATAGAATACATTAGCCCTGTTCTCATATCCAAACCTAGCAATCTTACGAACACCAGCTGTAATAGAATAGTCGAATGGGGTTTCAACAATATCAGTCTGTAAACCATTCGTTACAGAATAGATATTGTCGTCAGCCACAGAGTTACCACCGCTAAATGCAGTGTAGAATGTAGCATACTTAAATGTCTTCTTTAATGTTTGTCCTTTTGCCTCAAGTGATGTGCCTAATATAAAGACCACAATCATAATGAAAGCATAGACAACTACAGTTAAATCTTTCTTCTGTGTCATTAGAATTCAAATCCAAAGTTGAGTATCATAAACCTAAATCTTGGGCACGCACCTTTCTTTTTTTTACTACATGCTGGGCATGGGCAAAACGAAATCTCAAGCACACTTACTGTACCTAATCTAAAGTTTAACTCATACTTCTCTTTTTTATTATAAGAGTTCCAACTGTTAATCCAATTCACTTTCATGATTTTATAATTTTCTTGTTAATAATTATTCCGTTATATTCTATTACAACCTCGTACACGCCGTTAGAAAGCTGTGAGAGGTCTATTATGTTGTTTGTAGTCTCAACCACTACAAGCTGACCAGATGTGTTATATAAGCTTGTAACAGCTCCTACGGGGGCCTGCACATTTAAGACTGTGCTTGCAGGGTTAGGATATATATTTATATCTCTTGTTGTTTCTAGCACTCCCTGCGGCCACCCTTGCTCGCAGTATGAGTAAAGATCTACGCACGTTTCATCCCATGCAACCTCACAGCAGTATGGGTCAATATCTATAATCCATGCATAGCACCCATCATTTAACCAGTAAGGCTCTCCAGGACCGCCTATACATCCTGCGTCATATAAACAAGATTCTTCATCAGAAGTATTAGCTAACTCATTGTAATTAAATGCATCAGGGTCCATACAATCAATTAAAACTTCAATACACGAGCCGTTGTCTGTATTAGCCAGTTCATCATAATTAAGGGCAGTAGGATCAGTACAACCATAAATGTAAGGAATACAGCTAAAATCCTCTGTGTTAGCGGATGAGTTATAGTTAAGCATACTAGGATCGGTGCAGCCATAGATATAAGGCTCACAATTAGTAGGGTCGTATTCGGCATTTGCAGCAGGATTATAATTAAACATAGTATTGTCAGTACACCCATATACAAATGGCTCACATTCTCCATCATCTATATTTGCAGTAGGGTTGTAGTTATATGCACCTGGGTCCATGCACCCGTATATATAAGGTATGCAGCTATCATCATCGACGTTTGCAGATGGTAAATAATTATATGCTAAAGAATTCATACACCCTAGCACTACAGGTATGCAACCTTCATTATCTACGTTTGCTTCTGCGTTGTAGTTGAATGCTTCTTCATCCATACAGCCAAATACAGCTATTGTTTCACAGCTACCATCATCATAGTCAGCCTCGTAACCTTGAGTGTAATACTCTAAATATCCAGCCTGAGCACATCCAGCTTGGTAGTAACAACTACCATCCTCTGTGTTAACATTGCTGTCATAGTTTTGTGCAGCTTCGTCTGTACACCCGTATGTGTAAGGCTCGCAGTAGTTACCGCATCTTAAGTAAGGGGTATACACTTCATCAGGATCTATTGGGTCTAACCAAGGATTAGTTCCCTTTTCAAAGACTATGTTACCGTTAGGACTTATTAGTTTAAATCCACATTGTGATACATCAGTGCTTGTTCCACCTTCACCAAAGAAACTACCAAACTCTACTTCGTAAAACTTAAACTCCACATGTGTTTGTGAATTTACTGTGATGTCATAAAAGGCTTGCTCTTCTGTGCATGTAAATGCACCAATAGGCTCACCGTCCTGAACAACTCCTAAATAAGATCCATCCCAGCCATCACCACCTCCGTCAAACAACATAAGCGTGTATTCACACTCAGGAATGTAGTCCATGATATTTGCTTCTGGATCGTAGTTAAATGCGTTCTCATTAAGACATCCTGGGATAGCAGGCGTTACACATAAGTTAGAGTCGTTGTTTGTGGCAAGAGAGTTGAACTCTAAGTAGTTTGGATCTAAGCATCCAAATGGTGGGTTTTCTGGAGGACATGGGTTTAGTAAGTTAGGTACACTAATAGCTTCGTATCCGTAGTCAGGATTTTGTCCTTCAAAAGGTAATATGCTGTATATAGTGTTACCACACTCTGTATAAACAAGTACATCTCCATCCGTAAAACCACCTGTTGTAGACCCTGCAAGTCCATCCCCATATGTGTCGTATATATTAAATGTAAACTCTACGCCAAGAGGTATACAGTATTCTGTTGTTACATTCAACCCCTCTGTCTGATAAAAACCTATATCTTCGCTAGCAAGAACAACTGGTATGCTGTCTGTTGTAAGTATTTCCCAACTTGTTTCCCATTGAGAATATGTATCTGCGGTTATACTTACATAAACTTTTTGGGTAAATGAATTACCACATTCTGACACTTCACCATACTGACAGGACTCTCCAAACTCACTCTCTATACCAGCAAAAGGATTATAGTTTGTTGCTAAAGAATCTAAACAACCAATACCACAGTTAGGATTTTCAACTACAAGTGTATCCATAATCTCACCAGGAGACTCTACTATAAAATAGTATTCATCATTCGACACAGGTGAAGATGGAACACCACCATAAAAACTACCATTAAACCACTGACCGTATGGCACAAACTGTAGATCGTCTAAGTCGTCACCTCTGTAGAATCCAACTGGATTACATCCAGGCTCAGGTATAGTCCACATAACTTGTAGTTGACCTTGATTAGGCGCAAAAGGGAAGCAATCAATCTGACCTTGTAAATTTTCAACACCAGAGCAAATAGGTGGTATACTGTCGTTACCAGGTTGAGCAAATAAATATATTGGAAATAAAAATAATATTAGTAATAAATTTTTCATTAGCTAACTTGTATGTTTAATGTTGATGGAGAAGAATGAGTTACTCTTAATTTTTCAGGCTGAGTAATTGTAATTGAAAGCTTACTAGGTGAAGTAAAAGTAATAACTTCAGAAGTATTTGATATTATAACACCCATTACTCAAAAGCTTCGGTAACATCAGGATTTACTGTAAACGATCCGCTTAGCACTGTTCTATGAGTATCTAATCCAGTAGTGCTTGGTAATATATATTGAAGATCATATTTGTAGTTACCAGACGGAACTTTACTCATGGTGTTAGCAGATGCCTCTATTGTTACATTACCGCTATCGTCAACAGTAGGTGTTTCAAAATTTAGTTGACCACTTACGTTAGCTTGATCTTTTACTCTAGGTTGGTTTTTTTTAGCAGCGCTAGCTGTGCCAAGTATTAAGTTAGACTCAACAGTCCTACCTCTTCTACTTACACTTTCAGACTTTACTTGCATTAAAAATTCATACTTACTAGTTGATAACGTAAGGGCTGTCCCAGACGAGTTTTTTAAATTAATCGTAAGAGAAAAAGTATCACCTTTTCTACACGTAATATCTAAAGTATCTGAAGTATCTAAATTTACTGAACTAGCCATTTTATTCTTTTAATAATAGATTTAGTAATTTATTAGGGCTATCTGGTAGCTCTTCTCTTTTGCCTTGCCTTTGAGATATCAGTTTGCTTTGATCAGAAGTTTGTTTGTCTAATCTATCATCCTTTCTGTTTTCTTTAAGGACTTCTATTTTTTCTTTAAATTCTTGATCATCAGTTTTAAACCCAAGAGTAGCTTGAGCTTTAATCATCTCTATCTCTTTTCTAAATTCATGTCTCATCTGTTCCATCCTCATGTCTATTTCAGCTTGCATTTGCATTTTCTGAGTATCTATTTGTGCCTCAGCCTGCATTTCAGCCATCTTAGCTTGTTGAGCTTGTTGAGCAACTTCAGCTTGCATTTGAGCTTGTTGTTGAGAATTTTCCATAGCCATCTGCTGCCTCATAGCTAATCTCTTTTTACGCCTAACTATAAGAAGTCTTTCAGCTTGATTTACATCTTTTAATTGCCTAACAGCCATAGCATCCTCTAAATCTATTTCTTGCTGTTGTAAAGCCATCTGTATGTTTTGCTCTAAGTAAGCTTTATCCTTCTCCTCCATATCCTTAACCACAACAACCCCGAAATTGTACATTGGGAGGTTTTTAAATGAAGTTAAAGCCTGCATATTTGTTTCCCCTATTGCATTTTCATAAACTCTATATAAAACTGACTCCATAGGTATGATCTGTAGACATCTAACTATATCCTCACAAACCTTTTTAAATAACATCATAGAAGCATTTGTGATGTCATATATAGCATTATTACCAGCAGCAATAGCTTGTTGCTGAACACCAACCAAAGCATCCCCTTTTGGAGATGATGCATCCATAGCTTCGTTAATTCCCGTAGTATCCCTAATAAGCCTTAAGTAGTGATTGTATAATCCAATAAGCTCATTGATGTTTCTTATACTATTGCCAATCTCACGAACTGGAGGATTTTGGAATCCACCTTCTGGATTTTTACTCCTGTAGTAGAAGACACCAGTTTGTTCGTATATATCGTGAAGATCTAATGGTTGTAACTCGCCTCCTTTTCCTAACTGCACATTCTCTAACCCCTCGATATCTATGATCAGTCCATCTGGTTTAGCTTTAGCTATTGCCTGTTGTATCTTAAGATGAGTAAGCTGCAACATATCTGCAAAACCAATACAACTATCAACCATAGACTTAGGCATCATGTTCCTAATATTGGTTGCTGTAACAGAATATGAAAGTCTAGCTTTGCTTATATCGTGTATATTTTTAGGTACATTTTTAGATCTACCATAATTATAGAGGTATCCACATCCTAAAACATAGCTACCACCATATACAGTAGATATCTCCATTTTATGGGGCTTACGCTCAAATACACTGTTTTTTGGTCCTTTGTAATTAAATCCTTTAAAGTAGAACCCAATATTACCGAACTTGTTTTCTTTTTCTTCAAAATTCATGCAGTCTACGGACATAAATTCAAAGTCCAATACATGAACCATATAATCATCATATCCATAAGATGTTCTACCTAACCTATCGTTGTAGTATCTTTTATCATACTTACCTGACTCATTGCCGTTTTTACCTCTAGATTTTTTTGCTATTTCTTTAAAGTCTTCTTCTGTAAGTTCATCCCCAGCCAATCTCTTTAACTCCTGTATGGATATTTTTTTAATATGCCCAGCGTACACTAAGTCTTCAAAGTTTGGATCTTCAGTCTTACTGTGTATAAATGTACACGGATCTACATAAGATACTTTAATACCTTCATTAGGATCATTAGATCTCTTCACCACAGACATACCTAAAGTTGCTAAGTCATTTACGCACCTACGGAATGTATTGTCTACAAAATTATTCCAATTTAAAGTAAGTTCAGTCCCAAGCTGAGCAGATATCTCCCCGTCAGTCTTAATGTTTGTTTCAAACATTATTTCAGCTTCTTCTGGAGTGTCGGGAAGATCATCGGGATCTTTATCTAAAACAATACCTGTTTTTTCTTTTAACTCAGAAAGCTTTGGTTTTGCTTGTATTTGCTGTAGTATCTTGTTTTTCTCTTTGTTCTTTTCAGAAGACGATAATGGATCTATAGCCTCAAGATTAGGATAAGGATTTACTGATAGTATTTTATTTACAGCTATCCTAACAAACTTAGGTAGAATAGGCACTGGAGTGTAGTCTATGTTAAGTAAACTACCGTCACCTTTATTTGGTTGAAGAGAATTTAAAAGTTGTTTATATATACTTGTGTCTTGAACGCCAGTAGCATAATCTCTTCCTTTTTCAAATATTCTGTTTCTTTTACCAACTAAAGAGGAATCATCTGTGGTTTTACCCCATTGAGATTCAATAGCTTTTGCATACTGGATGCCATACTCCTTACTCTCCTTAACCTCAGTGGGTTCTAGCGGATCAGGGAATCCTTGCTTACTTTTTTGATTATTGTTGTACATGCTTAAGATACGGCATTTCTATTTAGCAAATATAGTAAATCATCCGATTACTTGATATCTCCTAAAAAACTGTTTTTCATTTAAGTTACTTTTCTTTTTAACCTTAGCTTTTTGCGCTCCAAGAAGAGCTAATCCAGAACTAATTGTAAGGTCAAATTTAGTTCTATTATCTATCTTATAACCTATCCAATCCTCTAATGTTTTATTAAAATACATCTTCCCCATCTCACCACTTTCTCTATTTATTCCTACATGATCATGTATATAAGCTTCAATAGCATGAGCGTGAGCTTGTATTACATCCTGAGAGTTTGATGGTATACCTTTTGTTTTAGATTTCATGCCACTAGCGCTAATTAAGTGCTTGGGTCTATCCATTAGATAACCATCATAACCTCTTGATTCAAAGTATCTTGCAATACCGTACTTATTGTTCTCAATTAAGATAGGATAGCCATAAAATACAGCAGCCATAAGAACATCTTCGTAAAACATTTTAGCTAGCGGAGGCCTAGCTGCGTACTCTACGACAAACATGTTTGATGGGTGATCCATATGAAACTTGTTGTATAAATGCAAAGCACCTTTAGATCCCCTACCATCTACTGTAGCGTCAAGATCATAGCTGTCGACACCACCTACACCAAAAGCGTCATGAGGTGCAACCCTCTTGCCGTAAACATTTTTCTTTTGATTTCTAAATTCTAAAGGAGGCATCCATGCAACCTTAAATCTACCTTGCTGGTTTGGGTTAAATACTACTTCAGAATCTTTCTTGCCATCTTTCCACATAAAATTACCAGTTACAACTGGATTGGGAAAAAGTTCATCGTTATGTTCTATTTGTTCATAGATCTGACCTACATTAAATATACTCCCCTCTATACTATCCCTAAAGGCCTCATCTTCTGTAAAAGGGAATTGACGTACAACTTCGTTAAGTTCAGATGCATCATTCTTTAACGACTCCCTCTCATTCTTTAAAAATGTTTTAGCCCCAGTATATATGTATTCATCATCTATACCTTCTAGAGTGTTGTCTGGATCATCTATAACTGGATGTCCATACTTATCAAAAAATCCTTCTAGGGATTCATATGCTGGTATAAATAATCTATATAAACCAGTTTTAGTCCTCCCATTCGCATTCCTCTCCGTCGGATTCGAATCTTCCCATAGGTCCTTGTATTGACTTCCACCTTTGTCCATTGGATTTACGGTGCTTCCTACTAGGGCCTTTCCTACGATTTTTCGCCCTACGATCAAACAAGTCCTCTGA